TTTGGGCTGTACCAGAGAACTCAACGGATCAGTTGATTTACTATTATGTCCGTCGAATTGAAGATGCCGATTCTTTGGTTGATACAACAGATATGCCGTTTCGTTTTTTCCCTTGTATGGTTGCAGGGCTAGCTTATTACATGGCTATGAAACGAGCGCCGGAGCGTGTTCAGATGCTGAAGTCGGTGTATGAAGAAGAGTTCCAACGAGCGGCAGACGAGGACCAAGGTCGGACTCCTTTGAAACTGCAACCTAGTTTGAGCTACTTGAGGGTGTAATGGCATACGCTAGTGGGAAAAATGCTTGGGGAATATCTGATCGGTCAGGTCGCCGTTACCGTCTTCGCGAAATGAAGGTGGAGTGGACGGGGGCTAAAGTTGGTCCGGACGAGTTCGAGCCCAAGCACCCGCAGCTATACCCTCCCAAAGCATATCCAGACCCACAGGCATTAAGAGATCCTCGTCCTGAGACACAGCTTGCCGAGCAACGTGCAGTGCAGTGGGGCTGGAACCCTGTGGGCTTTGCGTATATTCCAGGGCTTAGTCCTCCTGACAACTTGGTCGCTCAAGGCTCAGTTGGAACAGTAACGGTGGTGACAACATGAGTTTTACATACGCGCAGCTAAAGCAGGCTATTCAAGATTATACAGAGAATGACGAGACCTCCTTCGTTACAAACCTGCCTTTGTTTATCCGGCAGGCGGAGGAGCGTATTCTCAAGAACGTCCAGTTGAGCTTGTTTCGCAAGAATGCTACGGCGTCTACTACAATAGGCAATCCTTATTTGGCGGTGCCGTCAGACTATCTTGCCCCGTTTTCTTTAAGTTTACGCGGGGCCGACGCTGACCGATTCTTTATAGAGTTTAAGGATCCTAGTTTTGTCCAGACATACACGCCTGACTCGACGACCACTGGTCAGCCGCGGTACTATTGTGTTTTTGATCTAGACAACTTTTTGCTTGGTCCGACGCCTGACGTGGCGTACACAGCCGAGCTTCACTACTTCTATCGTCCGGAAAGCCTGACTGCAGGAGCCGAAAGCGGAACCACTTGGTTGAGTGAAAATGCTGAAATGGCAATGCTGTATGGATCTTTGATCGAGGCTTACATCTACATGAAGGGTGAGCAGGACGTTATGGGTATGTACGCCGGACGGTTCCAAGAAGCCCTGGTAGGAATTAAAATGTTAGGCGAAGCTAAAGAGACCACTGACGAATACCGCACTGGCAAAACTATAAGGGCGAAACAGTAATGTTTGAGTTCAAAGTAGACATTAACAAGGACGCGCCAGTTATTGGGGTGAAGACCACGGACAACCGGGGCTTTACTCCTGACGAGTTAGCAGAGCAGTGTGTTGATAAGATTATTTCGGTTTCCGATACTGCCCATCCAGGGATACGAGACCAAGCTCGTGCTTTTTCAAAGCACGTCGAAACGCTTGTTGCATATTATATGCGGCAGGCTATTCGCAGCGACCGCACAACTGTGTATAATGCACTCAAGGATGCGGGACACCCCGAACTGGCTGAACTCATAAGGAGACTATAACCATGGCCTTTACAGGAAACTTTATGTGTACTTCTTTTAAGCAGCAATTGCTTACTGGTAGTCACAATTTTACAAACTCTACAGGCGACACGTTCAAGTTAGCTTTGTATGATAACAACGCTTCTTTCACGGCAGCGACGACGGACTACACTGCGACTAACGAAGTCGGAGACTCAGGTTCGTATGCTGCGGGTGGTGGCACATTGACGAACGTAACTCCGACAACTTCTGGAACTACAGCGTTCACAGACTTTGCGGATCTGACGTTTACATCTGCCACGATCACGGCGCGTGGGGCGTTAATTTACAACACCACTACGGGCGCGGGTTCTGGAACTACAGATTCAGTCGTTGTACTAGACTTTGGTTCTGACAAATCGTCTACAGCGGGCGATTTCCAGATTGTATTCCCAACGGCTGACGCGACTAACGCACTTATCCGTATCGCGTAAGAGTTATGGCGGATGTCGTTGTACCCTTAACAGGTTGGGGTTTCGGCTCTTGGGGTATCTCTGCGTGGGGCGAGAGCCCTTCTTTGCCTACTGCAACTGGATCGGTAGGCTCTGCAACTGTTACGGCAGGAGCCGTGGTTCTTGTTGCTGGAGTATCTACAACTGGATCGGTAGGTTCCGTTACAGTTACGGGTGATGGATTAGTTACTCCTGTTGGAGTTCTTGGTTCAACGTCCGTTGGCGTTGTTTCGGTACAGACAGAACAAGTTGTTCCTGTTACGGGGCTCGAAGCGACAGGATCGGTTGACTCTGTAACGGTTGTCGAAGGCACGGGAATTACGGTTACAGTTACGGCGTCGTTGCTTGGCACGGCGTCGGTTAACGGCGTTACGGTTGTTATCAACGCCTATGCTCCGGCCACAGGTCTTGAGGCTTCGGGAAATGTTGGCAGTGTCACTATTATCGAAGGCACGGGCGTAGATGCAAATGCTGTAGGAGTTGAAGCGGTTGGTGGGGTGACAGCCCCGACTGTAATTGGTGATGCTCCTAATGTTGAGGTTACGGGGGTCGCCGCAACAGGGCTTGTTAATCCTGTTGATCTTCGCACGTTCCAGAGAGTTCCTGTGAACAACATTGACATGATTGCCACGGCTTTGGTTGGTTTTGTAGAAGCGAAGCTAAGTGTAAGAATTTCTGTTACAGGGCTTTCTTCTAGCGCCCGAGTTGGTTCTGTGCTAGTTTACGATCAAATAATCCCTGAACCGGGGACGAGTTGGACAGGCGTAGCCCCTTCACCGGGCAGCACTTGGACAGAAGAAGAGCCAGTTTCTGGTGTAACATGGACTGAAATAGCAGCGTAAAGGTAAAGAGACATGGCTACCTATACAGTAAACGGCGGGTTAAAGAAAATCGCCACGGGGGATGAATCCGGTACATGGGGTGCATCCACTAACACGAACTTTGACATTATCGACCGTTTAACTAACGGGGTTGTCGATATAACTCTCACGGGTGCAACGGAGACTGTTACAACCTCCGACGGCTCTATTTCCGACGGCATGAGCAAGGTACTTGTTTTTGGCGGCACACCGGGAGTTGCTGTTACGGTGACGATTGCTCCCAGCGATGCTCAAAAAGTTTACTTTATTAAGAACGACTGTGGCAGCACAATCACAGTCACACAGGGGTCCGGTGCTTCTGTAGACATTTTGGACGGAAGTTCTTCTATCGTTTACTGTGACGGTGCTGGCGCGGGTGCCGCGGTTGTTGAGATTACAGCGGGTTCGAGTGCGACCAATACTTTTGATGTAACTTCTTTCACGGCTACATCTGCACAAACAACCTTTAGCGTGACCTATACTGTTGGGAATATTCAAGTCTATCAAAACGGTGTCCTTTTAAAAGACACCACAGACTATACGGCCACGAATGGCACGTCTGTTGTTTTGGCGGCTGGGGCTACAACTGGCGACAGTGTTGACGTTATTTCATACGCTACTTTTGAGGTGACGAGTGCTTATACTAAAGCACAGTCGGATGCTCGATATGCGCAGTCTGCGAACAATCTTTCAGATTTGACAAGCGCAGCGACTGCTCTGACTAACCTGGGTGTGTCGGCAACAGCCGCAGAGTTAAACTACGTTGACGGCGTTACCTCTGCTATCCAAACGCAGCTTGATGCCAAGATGACGCCGACTTACACTGGCGACGTTGACATTACTGGGGAACTTATAGCCGACAGCTACAACGAAACTTACGCCGCTGTCACATCGACTAGCAACGCCACAACAGTGAACTGCGAGAACGCCAACAGCTTCAGCCACACGCTCACAGAGAACACCACGTTCACCTTCAGCAACCCACCAGCAAGCGGCACGTCATACACGTTCTCCATCGAGATCATCCAAGACGCCTCAGCCTCTGGCTACACAGTTACATGGCCTGCAAGTGTTGACTGGCCTGCTGCTACTGCTCCAACTCTGACGGCTGATGCTTCTGCTGTAGATGTATTCGTATTCTCCACCCGTGACGGTGGAACCACTTGGTATGGCTTTACGGCAGGTCAAGCAATCGCAACGCCAGCATAAGGAGCTATAGCTATGGCTACTAAAAAGAAAATGCTTCAAGCCGCTGCTGGTAATGCTGGTGGTGCTGGCCTGAACGTAGAAGATGTGTTCAGCACTTATTTGTATACTGGCAATGGCTCTACACAAACGATCACCAACGGGATTGACCTTGCTGGTGAGGGTGGGATGACATGGATAAAACTGCGTAACAGTGCGAGCAATAATGAATTGTATGACACAGAACGTGGCGCAACGAACAGTATTTGTTCAAACATAACAAATGCAACTATTGTTCGTTCTACCAGCCTTACCTCATTTAACTCTGATGGCTTTACTCTTGGGGCTGGGACTAATGTAAATGCCAATAACTACACTGTCGCCTCTTGGACGTTCCGCAAAGCCCCTAAGTTCTTTGATGTGGTGACATGGACTGGGACAGATTCTACACACGCAATAAGCCACAATTTAGGTGCTGAAGTTGGTTTTATGGTTGTGAAGCGAACTAGCAGTGGAACAGGTGAGTGGTATGCTTATCATAGAAGCGCAATTTCTGGTCATTTATTAAAGCTAAACACAACAGATGCTTCTTCGGCAAGCACCGTATTCAATAATGTTACTAGCACTAGCTTTACAGTTAACGGAGGGTCTTACCATACAAATGCTATTGGCGAAACCTACGTAGCCTACCTATTCGCCCACAATGACGGTGACGGTGAGTTCGGCCCTGATGCTGACCAAGATATTATCAAGTGTGGGACTTTCACAACAAGTTCAAGCGCAGAATTTGACGTAGACTTAGGATTTGAACCTTCTTTTGTTTTAACTAAAAGGACAGACTCGACAGGTAATTGGGATATGTTTGACACTATGCGAGGTTTCCCAAATACTACTAATGGCGCAAAGGTGCTGAGAGCTAACCTTGCCAATAGTGAAGGCACCTTGGGTTCAGTTGGCGTCACTTCAACAGGATTTAAGACTTATGACACCCTAACATATCCACCAAATGCTACCTACATCTACATGGCAATCCGCCGTGGCCCTCTTGCTCAACCTGAGAGTGGTACTGAGGTGTTTAACCCTGCATTGGGTGGCTCAGGTCCGGGTTTTCCAGCCACATTCCCTATTGATCTAACTTTCATGGGTTCCAGAACAGGAACCGACAAGTGGTATATTTTTGACAGAATCACAGGTGGCACTTTTTTACGCAGTAATACCACTGCGGCAGAGACTGTTAATGCAGCTTTTTCGTTTTTTCAGAATAACGCTAATTATTATGCTTATCGTGACACCCTAAACACTAATTATATAGGCCACTCATTCCGCCGTGCGCCCGGCTTCTTCGATGTTGTGGCCTACACGGGCAACGGAACAGCAGGACGTACTGTAAGCCATAACCTTGGTGTTGCACCTGAGATGATCTGGGCAAAGCAACGATCTTCTAGCGGAAACTCTTGGCGTGTTTGGTACGAAGGGGTGCCATCAGGAAAGATGCTACGTCTTAATGGCACTGACGGTGTTTTCAATGAGACTTCAAGAATATCTGATGCAGATGCAACCACATTTACATTAAACGATGGAACAAGTGGGATAAACGGCTCTGGCTCCACCTACATAGCCTACCTCTTCGCAAGCCTTGATGGTATATCGAAGGTGGGGAGCTACACGGGTAATGGCACAAGTCAGACTATCGACTGTGGCTTTGCGTCAGGCGCTAGGTTCATCCTTATCAAGCGTACAGACAGCACAGGCGACTGGTATGTCTGGGATACTGAACGAGGTATTGTTGCAGGGAATGACCCACACCTGAGCCTCAACACAACGGCTGCTGAAGTTACAACTGATGATAGCATTGACCCAGACAGCAGTGGCTTTATCGTCAATCAGGTATCGGCAACTAACATCAACGTGTCGTCTGCTGAATACATCTTCTACGCTGTGGCTTGAGCCACAATCAACTGACACAGGAGAATATCAATCATGTCAGAATATCGCAACAGAACAACAGGCGAAGTGAAGACACAGGGGCAATGGCGTTCAGCTAACCCCAACACTTCCCTGCCTCGTGTATGGAAAGCAGCCACACTGGATGCACTTAACCTTGACCCTGTACTGCGCAGCCCAGCGGCTACTGTAGGTCAGTATCAAACGTCTGCCCGTGATGGCGTTGAGCAAGACGCTAACGGCAACTGGGTGGAGAAGTACGTTGCCCGTGATATGTTTGCTGATACGACTGAGACTGATGAAGATGGCAATGTTGTTACAACTACTAAGGCCCAACATGAAGCTGCGTATCAGGCCACGTTAGATGCCAAGACTGCCACAGCTAACCGCACCAAGCGTGATGGCTTGCTGGCTGAGACTGATTGGCTTACAATGCGTTCATCTGATACAGCCACTCCCGTGCCTTCTGCTTGGCACACATATCGTCAGGCGCTTCGTGATATAACGAGTCACGCGAACTGGCCTAACCTAGAAGAGGCCGATTGGCCTACTAAGCCGTAAAGGAGGTGTGAGATGGCAACACGCGCAAAAGATTTAGCCGACTTTATTGGCACCGGAGCACTGGCTCCGGCATTGAGATTAGAGGACGCCGCAGGGGGCGAGTATGTTGGGCTTGACGCTCCAACTACGGTTAGTGCAAGTTTTACGCTGACAATGCCCGGTGCAGATGGTACAAGTGGTCAAGCACTTGTAACCGACGGTTCGGGAACGCTCTCGTTCGGCGACGCAGGAATATCAACTGGTAAGGCCATAGCTATGGCTATCGTTTTTGGGTAAAGGAGGCTAGAAAATGGCTGCACCAAACATCGTAAATGTGAGCACGATCATTGGCAAGTCCGCCACTATCGCGCTTTCTACAACCTCGCAAACAACGCTGGTCAGCAACGCTGCATCATCGGGCAAGGTGTTTAAGATCAACATGATCCAAGTCGCAAACGTCGATGGCTCAAACGCTGCTGACGTAACGATTGACGTACACAGCGCCGCTGCTGGCGGTGGCACAGCTTACTCGCTGGTCAGCACTATCTCGGTTCCTGCTGACGCATCCTTGGTTGCTGTAGACAAAGGTACAGCTTTGTATCTTGAAGAAGACCGTTCCATTACGGCGACTGCTGGCACTGCGAATGATCTGGAAGTGATCGTTAGCTACGAGGAAATTAGCTAATAGGAGCCTCTGATGGCTAAACGTACAGGCGGCTTTATAGGCCAAGACGGGATCAACGCACCCG